CGTGTAGCGGCCGATCTGCTGCTGCCCCGCACGGCCGATCTGCGTGGCGGTGAAGGCGGCCCCGCGCTGGTTGATGCGGGCCATCTCGGCGGCGAAACGCTGGTTCTGCGCCTGCTGCTGGAGCTGCGTCTTTTGGCTCTCGGCCGCGTAGTAGGTGCCGATGGCGCTGTTGATGGCCCCGAAGATCGAGATGATCGGGCCGGCGACCATCAGTCCCTGCGCGAGTCCACCGAGCGCGTCAACGGACGGGACGGCCGGAGGCGCATAGGACTGCCCGCCGATCAGCGTCGGCCCGGTCATGCTCGTCGAGAACGGAACCTGGACTACTCCCATTTCATCCTCCCAGCACGACCTCGAGGGTCATGCCAACGACGGTGAGCGGAAGCGGGTCCGCCTGCCGCATGTAAATCTGCCCGCTGGCCTTCCAGCTCGGCGTGAGATCGACGTCGAGTTCGTCGGTCTTGAGGCTCGGAGGCGTTCCATACGGCTCCGTGGTGCGCTGCTTGACCTCGACCAGGTTGTCCTCGTCCGGGCCGATGAAGATGCCGCTCGACTTGAACACCCTGATCCACGCCTTGTTGACGTTCTTGAAGCGGCCCTGCCCGTATCCGTCAACGTTCATGGACACTGGCATCGTCTGAAGGTCGCTCTCGTATGGCAGGCCGACATGCACCAGCACGGACGGCCGCTGGAGGACCGCAACGCCGCCGGCAGACACGGTCACCTGCGGCATGACGGCACCGTCCGCGAGGATGCTGACCGTCTTGCCGGCCAGGTGCGTCAGGCCGCTGACCGTGTCACGTGCGAACGCCCAGGTCGCCGTCGCCACACCACGGAATGCCACCGCAAGCGTCTTGTCAACGCGGGCCGTGGCGACCGTCGTGGAGGTCGTGGACAGGATCGTGAGTCGGTACTGCGTGCCGTCCGTGGCCGTCAGGACGATGGCATCGCCGACGTCCGTGGTCGCAGGGAACTGGAAGATCGCGCCGCTGGCGGTGATCGTCAGCACCTCGCTCGGACCCCAGGTCGTTCCTCCCGTCACCGTGACCGTCGTGGCCGTGGTGTTCGTGCCGTCGAAGGTCAGGCCGCTGTCAACATGGAAGCAGTTCTTCAGCTCCGTGACCTGCCGACTCGCCATGCGCTCGACGTACCGCTTCGTGACGCCGCCGATGGTGCGCTTCACGACCACGTACAGGCGGTCCTCCGCGCCCTCCGCGACCGTCGTGCAGGACTCGAAGGTTCCGTCCGTATCGTGCCAGCTCCACGCGCCGACCTGCTGGTCAGGCACGTAGGTCAGGCACAGCAGGTAGCCCGTGCTTGACACGAACCACAGCAAGGGCTGCGGCGACTTGCTGTAGCACATGTCCGAGATTTCGTAGTTGTCGAACAGGTGCGCGGCGCGCAACGACAGGTCGCCCGTGACGAACCCGCTCGCCTGCCAGGAGTACCCGAGTTCGCGGATGTGGCCGCCGCGTGCGGCGCAGTAGACCACCGTGTTGTTGACGATGGACGGCTGCACGTTGTTCGCGCCGATGTAGGACTGCGGGCGCACCGAGATGGTGGTCGGCGTGATGACGTCGCTGTTGACGGGCGACACGCGCCATTCCGCCGCGCTGGTGAGCAGCAGGAGCTGCGTCAGCGGGACGATGTGGCGGATGGTGTTCGCCTCCCGTGCGGCCACCCGGAAGTTGATCCGGTCGGTGTCCTGCAACGGGATGTGGTAGGACATGTCGCTCTCGGTCCCGGTGCGCGTCATCCACAGCGTCTGCGGGGCGTTCGTCGTGCCGGCGAAGATGCGGCGCTGCTCGAAGTACGAAACCGCGCCGGGGTAGTTGCCGCTGCTCGAGAACACCGTGTCAACGTTCGGTGGAGAGATGCCCATATCGGGAGCGATATTGTCATCCTTGAATGACGTCGTTTCGGTCTGCCCGATGTACCCGTACAGGCCGCTCTGCCGCTTGTATACGTTGTAGCGTGACGCTCCCGTCACGGCCGACCAGCTGATCGTGTTGTACGCACCGGCCACGGCGAGGTTGTTGGTCGCGCTCGCGGCCGTGGACGCAGGCGTCTCGTCGATCCCGTTCGACGCGATGGCGGTCACCACGTAGTAGTTGTCGATGGTGTCGCTCGGCGACATCGGCTGCACGATCCCGCCGCTGGTGTATGCGTATGTGTTGAAATCGACCTGCAACCCGGTCTGGTAGGTCACAAGCGAGCATTTCGCGGAAGTGTGGAACTTCTCAATGACGAAGAACTTGTCGTTCAGCAGCGTGCTGATCGTTCCGACGATGCCGCTGATGTAGACGGAATCGCCCTCTACGAATTCCACGTTCTTGATGTCGTAGTCGAACTCAATGTGATCCTGCGCGATGTCAATGGCGATGATGTTCGCGCCCTTGCCCTTCGTCGCCGTAACGGTCGGTGTGCCGGGCGTGGCGATGTCCGCGCCGAACGTGATCGTCGTGAGCGTCCAACTCGTCGCACCGAGGCGCTTCAGCTCACGCGGAGCGTAGTTCGGGTGGACGAGCGTCAGGACATCCGCCGACTGCACGTAGTGGATGTCGAACAGGTCGGCCTCCGCATACGGGTTCGGGATCTCGTAGATCCCGGCCGGCAGCGGATACCAATATGTCGCGTTTGGCGGCGCGTTGCCCGTCGTGTTGGCGATGCAGTAGTAGTTCACGCCGCCGCTGGAGACGAGGTTGCCGACCACGTAAGCCGTCGCGCCGTTGTACGCAGCGGGCGTCCCCGGCCCGAGCGTGGCTCCCTGCGTGTGGAACCGGATGTACCCGGCGCCAAGCTCGATGACCATCGTCTGCGTCGTGCTGTAGGTGAACGGCAGCAGCCGCACCTTCTTGGTCGAGTCCTTCACCTCGCGGACGAACGCGAGGCCGGCACGGTTCTCGAGCGGCCCCTGCGGCATCGGGATGAAGTTCCGCACCTTCGCCGCGCCCGTCTGGAACTTGGCATCGTCAACGCGACCGAACATCTCGGGCGACATCTCGCCGCCTGCGAACGAACGGAACAGGTGCCGCACTGATGCCATTAGCGCCCCGAGATCCAGGAGGTGATGTGTTCGGGCTTGACGTTGCGCTGGTTGCCATCGGAGGCGCGGGCCATCTGCACGTACCCGAGCGCGAGCTGCGTCTGCCGCTTGCCCTCCGTGGCGCCCTCCGTCCCCTTGATGACGGGGCCGGCAAGCATCCCGGCAAGGTGGTGCGAGAGCGCGATGGCGAACAGCGGGTCGAACTTGGTCGGGTCGGTGACGAGCGCCTGGTAACGCAGGAGCGCGTTCTCCTGGTTGGTGTAGATCACCTTGTTGCCGGCGGTGTCCGTCTCGATGACGTACTCCTGCGGGACATACGCGCCGGCGCCCGACAGCGGCGGCGTTGTCCAGCCCCAGCCGTAGCGGTCGGCGGGGTACGGGCGGATGGCGTAGTCGTTCTCCGCTTCAGGCGGCAGCACGGCGGTCGCCGTCATCATGTCGCCGGGGACGGCATAGGCGTACTGCCACATGGTGTACGGCATCGTCACCTGCGCGAGGCTCACGCGCCGCGAGGCGAACGACCACGTGTGCATCTGCAGGAGGCTGTCCCGTGCGATGGGGTAGAACCTGGCGCAATGCTCGGACTGCGCGGACCCCTCCGGCGGGTCGATGCTCCCGACGGTCGCATCGTCGCCGAGGTGCGCCAGCGCGAGGTTGCAGATTTCCACGACTGACGGCATGGGCGCCTCCCGTTCCGAAAGAGGGGGGTCGGGGTTTCCCTCCGACCCCCCCGTGAGTCACGTCAATCCGCAGCATCGGCCGAGGCCGACCGGGGACGTCGCAGCTTGCGAACAGGCTGCTCCGTTTCCCCTTCCGGTTCCGGCGCTGCGTCGAGGTACTCGAGGTTCGTGTTGCGAATCCCGTTGTACTCGAACACCTCGCCTTCCTGTCGCAGGTGGTTGTCCACGAAGCACAGGATCTTTGCCTTGACCTTTGCCATGGATTCCTCCTATCAGATCGCGCTGCTGACGGCGAAGCCGGAGGCGTAGTACTTGCGGCCGTCCTGGATGTCCTTCACGATCTGCGCGAGGATGGTGCCGGTGGTCGGCGAGGCAGAGCAGGTGTACTGCGCGCCGAGGTAACGCTCGCCAAGGCTGGCGACCGCAGGCGGGATCGGAACGACGTACTGCGTGCCAGCGGTCAGGCTGGTAGCGGTAATCGCTGCGGTTGCTCCAATCACGGTCGGGCTGGAGAGGCTGGCGTTGTCATCGGTCACGACCTGCATGGTGATGGTTCCGGTGCCGCCAAAGCCGACCACGACG